ATCTGAGGATGTTAAACAAGCTCACGCATCATCTATAGGCACGTACATTGAACAGTATGTAGGCTTTGATCAGGAGGGAACTTACCGTGAACCAGACGAGATGGGTAACATGTACTTTACCAAGACTTTAGAGGATTGGGCAAGGTTTGATATAAATAATCGAACCAAACACGATGCCTCGATTAGTTCAGGACTTGCTATTATGGCTACTAGAAAGAACATGTTTCAAGTCAAAGAGGAAAAGTCAAAAATAAATATTAATTTTGTCAGATACAACAACAGTGGCAACATTAGTCAATTAAGAAAATAATGGATAGCAAACCATCGGTAATTATAAGTAACTCTCCATTCCCAAACCAGTACGCAACTGATGCAGAGAAAAAAACTAAAGACTACGGTCTTAGAGTTGGTAAGGCAATTGAGGGTGAGTGGTTTAAGCGAGTTAACGCAGGTAGCTGTAGATACTACGATCAGTACTTAGAGTTTCATAAATTGAGACTATACTCTCGTGGTATGCAGCCAACACAGATGTACAAGGACTTGCTTGCTGTTGATGGTGACCTTTCTTATATGAACTTAGACTGGAAGCCAGTTCCAATTATACCTAAGTTTGTTGACATTGTTGTAAATGGTATGGCTGACCGTGAGTATGCCTTGAAGGTAGAGTCACAAGATATTTCGTCAGCAGAAAAGAAGAACTTATTCCAAGAGATGGTTGAGGCTGATATGTTGGCCAAAGACTTCTTAAAACAAACTAAAGAACAGTTCGGTATTGATGCGTTTAACGTCCCAGAGGACGAACTCCCTGAGAATGATGAGGAGCTTTCATTGTACATGCAGCTTAAGTATAAGCCAGCTATTGAGATAGCTGAAGAGGTTGCGATCAATACTTTGTTAGAGATGAATGACTACGGTGACGTAGTTAAGCCACAAGTAGACAGAGATCTTACTGAGATAGGTATAGGATCTGTTAAGCACTCGTTTAATGTTGGATCAGGAGTTGCAGTTGAGTACGTTGATCCTGCTGCACTTATTTATAGTTACACAGAGAAGCCTGACTTCTCAGATATATATTATGTTGGTGAGGTTAAGCAAGTTCACTACACTGAGCTTCGTAAGATTAACCCATCGATTACAGATGAAGAGCTTAAGGACATTAAGAGTTCTGGATCTGCGTGGTACAACTACTACCCAATCATCAGAACTTTCCAAGACGATGTATTTGACGATGAAGTAGTTACGTTGTTGTACTTCAACTACAAGACTGAGAAAAGATTCGTATATAAGAAGAAGTACCTTGAGAACGGAGGTGAGCGAGTAATCCGTAGAGATGAGACGTTTAACCCAGAGTCAGAAAGCGAGATGTTCGAACGACTTGATGTTACTAAAGAGGTATGGTACGAGGGTGTGCTTGTGTTAGGTACTAACACTGTCATCAAGTGGAACATGCTTGAGAACATGGTTCGTCCTGATGCTGCCACAGAGAAGGCTTTGCCTAACTATGTGATGTTTGCACCAAGTATGTACAAAGGACAGATTCAGTCGTTGGTAAAACGAATGATTCCTTTTGCTGATCAGATTCAGCTTACACACTTGAAGCTACAGCAGGTAATGGCACGAGTAGTTCCTGATGGGGTATTTATTGATGCAGACGGTATCGCTGAGGTTGACCTTGGTACTGGTGCAGCATACAACCCAGAGGATGCACTTAAGCTATACTTCCAGACAGGTTCCGTTATTGGTAGAAGCTACACTGGTGACGGTGAGTTTAACAACGCACGAGTTCCTATACAAGAACTTAACAGTAACAGCGGTCAAAGTAAGATGGCTGCTCTTATAAATAACTACAACTACAACCTTAATATGATCCGTGATGTCACAGGTCTTAATGAGGCTCGTGATGGATCTTCTCCTGACCCTAACGCATTGTTGGGTGTTCAGAAGTTAGCTGCTCTTAACAGTAACGTTGCTACACGTCACATCCTTCAAGGAGGGTTGATGATTACTAAACGACTTGCAGAGTGTTTGTCACTTCGTATTGGAGATATTTTACAGTACGCTGACTTTAAGGATGAGTTTGCAATGCAGATTGGTAAGTATAACCTTGCTATTCTAGATGATATTAAGAACCTATACCTTCACTCCTTTGGAATATTTATAGATGTCGCACCAGATGCTGAAGAAAAACAACAGCTTGAGGCAAACATCCAGGTGTCATTAGGTAGAGATCAGATTGATCTTGAGGACGCTATAGATATCCGAATGATCAAGAACTTGAAGCTTGCTAACGAGATGCTTAAGGTTAAGCGTAGACGTAAGGTTCAGAAACAGCAGGAGCGTGAAGATATGCAGCAGCAGATGCAGATGCAGATCAATATGCAGTCACAAGAGGCTGCCGCTGCTCAGAAGCAGCAGACTGCTCAGATGGAGGCTCAGGCTAAGATCGCTATTAAGCAGAACGAAGCACAGCTTGATATGCAGAGAATGCAGTTTGAGGTTGACAAGAAGAAGGAGCTTATGGCTCTTGAGTTCGAGTACAACATGCAGCTTAAAGGCATTGAGACTGAAGGATTAATGAAGCGTGAGAAAGAGAAAGAAAAGGCTAAGGATAAGCGTGTAGATTTACAGGCAGAACGTCAGTCAGAGCTTATTAATCAGCGTAAGAATAACCTTCCTCCAGTTAAGTTCGAGAGTACAGAGGACTCACTTGGAGATTTTGATATGGAATCATTTGAACCTAGATAATTATGTTAAAGCCTAGCAAAATAAAAGTAAATCCTTACTTATCAGGAACAGCTGGAAAGTCTGGATTTGATGTTAACTATGGAGTATCAGTAAGTAAGGGTCCTGTAACTTTAGACGTTAGTCAGAGTGCAGGAACTGGATATAAGCCTGAGACAGATATTAATTTATCAGTGTCTATTCCTATTACTAAGAGAGTAAAGGACAAGCGTAAAAAATTATAATGGCTTACATAGAGCATAACTTCTTCCCTTTAAAAGTATTCGTAAGGAACGAGTACATGTATCAGTTTAAGAAAGGATTTGGGGAGTTTACTGAAGGTGTTGTAATATCTGTTAGGTGTATGCCTGGGCAGGCGGCATTATTTCAAGTACTTCTAGACAACGGTGTTATGCGTGATAAGTTACCTAGCCATGCGTTGTTGACTGAGCCTAAACTACCTGAACCAGACCTACCGTTCCACGTCCTACAGATATGGAACTGTTTCTCTTATAGATTCACAATCACACAGCTTTTTTATGTATACGACACTCCTGTTGAGGTGTACATGAAAGATAGGAACTGGTATAAGGGAAGCTACTACGCTACAATTAACTGGGGGTCTAACGACATTAATACAGACATTACTTTAGCTGAAGATCCGCTAGAGCATAAGTCGCACCATATAATACTACTTGACAACGGCCAGATAGCACTACAACCTAACAATAGAGTTAAGTGGTCTGAGCCATCGTTTGTCACTAAGCCATTCCCTGAGAAGCCAGACTACTTGGTGAATGATACGTACTTTAACTGTGAAGGTTTTGAGAAGTGGAGTACAGAAGACTCTTACTTAATGTTTTACGATAATAAATAAGTTATGGCAAAAGGATTATATGCAAATATTCACGCTAAACGTAAGCGTATTGAGCAGGGTTCAGGTGAGACCATGCGTAAGCCAGGTACTAAAGGTGCGCCTACGGCTAAGGCATTTAAGGAATCTAAGAAAACAGTTAAGAAGAAATGAAAGATTCTAGACTAGAACGTGCAGGAGTCACTGGATTTAACAAGCCCAAGAAGACTCCAAGTCATCCGACTAAGTCACATATCGTTGTAGCTAAGGAAGGTGACACTATAAAGACAATACGATTTGGGCAGCAGAACGTAAAGACCAATCAAACAGTTGGGCAACGTGAGGCATTTAAAAGTCGTCACGCTAAGAATATCGCTAAAGGTAAACTATCAGCAGCCTATTGGGCAGACAAAGTAAAGTGGAGTCCAAGCAAGACTGCATCACCAAGTAAGAAATGGGTTAAAGGATCATGAAAAGTATAAAAGTACCAAAACCGAAGTCGCCAAAGGTTCCTAAAGTTAGGGTTCCAAAAGCACCAAAGCCTAAGATGCCAAGCATCATTAAAAGGCTTAAAAGTCTATATTAAAAAATTAACTAATTTTGTAATCAATTAAAATCTAATATAATGGAAGGGGAATTTAAAGTAAGAGCTGTAGACTTTGAAGAAAAGTCACTAGTAGAGTTAGAGACTCAGTTAGTAGAGCAGCACGAAAAAGAGGTAGCTGAACAGAATGGTGATACATCAGTAGAGGAAACTCCACAGGTAGATCTGAGCCAAGAAGAGAACACAGCTGCGTATAACATTGACGACGAGGTGGTTGTAAACCACATCAGAACAAAATACGGAAAGGAAGTTAACTCTATCGATGATTTATTTCAAGAGCGAGTTGTTCAAGAAGAGTTAGAGGATGATGTTGCTGCCTTCCGTAATTATAAAAAAGAAACTGGTCGAGGACTGGAGGACTTTCTAAAGCTCAACAGAGACTTAGATTCCGAAAACCCTGACCGACTGTTAGCTGACTTCTACCGTGAGAACGGTGATGACGATGAAGACATCGAGTACAAGATGAGTATGTACGAGTACGACGAGGATCTTGATGACGACAAAGAAATTAAACAGAAGAAGCTACAGAAAAAACAAGAGCTGAAGAAGGCGAAGGAGTACTTTAACAGTCTTAAGGAACAGTACAAGGTTCCTCTTGAGTCAAGAGAAAGCTTTGTTCCGCAAGAGGATAAAGATGCTTACGAGTCTTACAAAGCATATAAGCAGTCCGAGTCTGCTTTAATGGAGGAGAATCAGAAGAAGTCTCAATTCTTCCAGCAAAAGACAGAGGAGTTGTTCTCAAAGTTCGAAGGTTTCGGATTTAATTTAGATGAGAACACAAAAGTTGTCTACAAGCCAGGAGAAGCTGAGGAGATTAAGTCCAGACAGTCAAACCTAAACAACTTCATTAGTAAGTTTTTAGATGACAGTGGATATATCAAAGACGCTGAAGGATTCCATAAAGCAATTGCAATGGCTATGGATCCCGACAAAACGGCTAAGTTTTTCTATGAAAAAGGAAAGGCTGACGCTGTAACGGATTTTGAGAAGGAGTCTAAGAACATTAACATGGTTCGAAAGTCTGCTCCTGCAACACCGAAGGAGGGTCTACAGATCAGAGTAGTTGAGGAGGGCTACGATGGTAAATTAAGGATTAAAAAACGTTAAAACTAAAACAAAATGGCTGGTTCATTATTAACAACCCCAGGAGTAGATTTACAACCGAGTTCGGTTAAGGCTACTCTACCTACTAACTATTTAGGAAGTAACCAATTCAACTTCTTAAATCAGTACTTACCTGACACTTACGAAGCTGAATTCGAGCGTTATGGTAACCGTTCAATTGCTTCTTTCTTGCGTAACGTAAGTGCAGAAATTCCTTCTGCATCTGACTTGATCAAGTGGGCAGAACAAGGACGTTTGCATACTAAGTATACTGCATGTTCAATTGCTTATGTTGCTGGTAACGATACTGCTACATTAACTGTTGCTGATGCAGGTATTACAGCGTGTAACTTCCGAGTTGGTCAAACTGTATTCTTATCATCTAATGTTGCGAACCAATCTGATAAAGCATATATTACAGCAATAAATGTTGGAAATGATCCACTTGCGTTTTCTGTTGCTTACTACGCAGCTGCTGGTGGTACAATTACTGATAACTCAGCAAATGATATTACTGCATTCGTTTATGGTTCTGAATTCCAAAAAGGATCAACTGGAATGGTTGGATCTCTTGATCCAGTAGATGATATCTTTGAAGTTAAGCCTGTTATCATCAAAGATAAATTTGAAGTATCTGGATCAGATATGGCTCAAATCGGATGGGTTGAAGTAACTACTGAGAACGGAGCTACAGGATACCTTTGGTATGTTAAAGCTGAGCATGAGACTCGTCTACGTTTTGAGGACTACCTTGAAATGATGATGATCGAGCACGTACCAACTGAAGGTTCATCTGGTGTTGCTGCAACTGCATTAGGAACTAACTCTGGATCTCAAGGTTTATTCGATGCTATCGAAGATCGTGGTAACGTATGGTCAGGAGGTAATCCAGGTACATTAGGTGAGTTCGATGATATCGTTGCTCGTCTTGATAAGCAAGGTGCTATCGCTGAAAACGTATTGTTCGTTAATCGTGAGTTCTCTTTCGATATCGATGATATGTTAGCTGCACAAAACTCTTACGGAGTTGGTGGTACTTCTTACGGTCTATTTGACAACGATAAAGATATGGCTCTTAACTTAGGGTTCACTTCTTTCCGTCGTGGTTATGACTTCTACAAGTCTGACTGGAAGTACTTGAACGATGCTGCTCTTCGTGGAGGTATCGTAGGTGGTGCTGTAAACGGTGTTCTTATCCCTGCTGGTACTATGTCAGTATATGACCAAGTAATGGGTAAAAACATGAAGCGTCCATTCTTACACGTTCGTTACCGTGCAAACGAGGCTGAAAACCGTAAGATGAAAACTTGGGTTACAGGTTCTGCTGGTGGAGCTGCTACTAGCGACTTGGATGCAATGCAAGTTAACTTCTTGTCTGAGCGTGCACTTTGTACACTTGGAGCAAACAACTTCGTATTGTTCAAAGACTAATACACTTAAGAGAGGGATGAGATACTCCCTCTCTTTTTTTATTTTTAATTTAAATTAAGTATAATGAAAACACAAGAGAGAACCTCTAAGGATAGGGTTTATATCCTTAAACAATCAAAGACACCAGTAAGCTTCTTTGTTCAATCAAGAAGCAATAAGCGACGACAGTTGCTTCACTTTGACGAAGAGAAAGGAATTAACCGAGCACTTCGTTATTCAAGAAATCAACGATCAATATTTGAAGATGAGCAGGATGGAACTGCTATACTTGAACCAATTGTAATGGAGGACGGTAAAATTACTGTACCTAAAAATAATCCACTACTTCAGAAGTTCATGGATATACATCCTGATAATTTAGCCAATGGAGGTACATTATTCTATGAGTTTGATCCACAGAAAATTGCTGAAGATAGAGTTAGAGATTTAAACTTAGAAGTTGATGCATTAATCACTGCAAGAGGTTTAGATCTAGAAGTAATGAAGGCAATTGCTCGTGTGCATTTAGGTATGGATCCAGATAAGATGGCATCATCTGAGATTAAGCACGACATCTTATTATTTGCTAAAAACTATCCAGAAGAGTTCTTGGATGCTATTGATGATCCAGATATTAGTGTAAATGACTTCTCGTCACGAGCATTTAAGGAAGGGTACATCACGTTCAGAGCTGGGAAGGATATCCACTATAACTTAAGTAATAACAAGAAGAAGATTCTTACAGTTCCATTTGGTGAACGAAAAGAAGATGTGTTTATGACTTGGTTAAAATCTAATGAAGGTGTTGAATTTTATAAGTATTTAGAGAAAGAGTTCTCTGAAAATTAATATATTTGCACCGCATAAAGTATTCACATAGTTGTTTAGGTAATAGAAAAAGGTAGTCGAAAATCGTCTGCCTTTTTTTACTTATCTTTGTACTTTATTAACCCATTAATTTTTTACAAAATGGAAAAATTTTTAAAGATTACATTGAGCAATGCTCCGTTTTTGATTCCTATTAAAAACATTTTACACATTGAAGTTGGTGCTGATACACACATCCAAGTTCTTTATAACACTGTTGGTTTTGGAGCTACTGGTGCTTCTGAAGTAATTGGTCTTCAAATTACAGCTACAACTGCAACTAATGCTACAAAAACAAAAGAGCAACTTACTGCTTTTGCTAACTTGATGGAGCAAGCTTTGACTACATCATGGACAAATCCTGTTTTTGACATTACTAGCAAGCTTCCTTATGCAGTAACTGCTATTACTCAGATTGAGGAAGAGTGGTCAGCATAACATTAGTTAACCACTCTACAAAACTAGGCACTATTTATTAGTGCCTTTTTTATTATATTTGCACTATGATTGATAGCGTAAGAAGCACGGTTCTATCCATAATCAATAAGGACAACCGTGGATATATAACCCCATTTGAGTTTAACTTGTTTGCAAAGCAGGCACAGCTTGAGATTTTCGAGGGTATGTTCTACACGTATAGTAATTCTGTTAATAAACAGAATGCTCACATGCATAATAATGGATACGCTGATATTCCTAAACAGATAGAAGAAGCTATAGATACGTTCTCTAACTATGCTATATTATTCTTCAATCCTGCTACTGCAAAGTATACTGTTCCAGATGATAGTTATGTGCTTAATACTGTAATTTTTAACGGTAACACAGAAATAGAGAAAGTTCCATCTAATAAGATATATAACTTACTTAGCTCTAACTTAACAACACCTACAACTACATATCCAGCATATACACAAGAAGGAACTGCTCCTCCTGCATTAAGTTCTACTATTACTGTTTATCCAGATAGTATCGCTCAAACAGGTCTTGTTACTACTCAATACATTAGGTTCCCTAAAGACCCTAAGTGGACATATAACGGAGTTATTTCAGGCACACCTATATTTGATCCTACTCAACCAGACTATCAAGATTTCGAACTACCTCTAAGCTACGAAACTGATCTAGTAGTTAAGATACTTCAGTACGCAGGTCTATCTATCCGTGAGACTGAGATAACAAGCGCAGCGAAAGCAGAGGAAGGACAAAACGCACAAAAGATTTAATAGATGGCATACATAACACCATATCAGTACTACACAAATAACGGTAACATTCCAGAGGATCAGAACTGGGGTTCTTACCAGTACACTACACTTGCTGATATAGTCAACAACTTCATGTTGATGTACGTCGGTAACGATAAGTTACTTAGTAACGTGAAACGTTACGAGGTAATTTTTCATGCAAAGCAGGCTATTAAGCAGTTGAACTTTGATGCTCTTAGGTCTATTAAGAGTATTGAGATGGAGGTGGGTGATAACCTTAAGTTTATACTTCCTTCAGACTACGTTAACTACGTTCGTATATCGATACTTATTAATGGTGTACTTCGTCCGTTGTATGAGAACAAGCAAGTTAATACAGCTAAAGGATATCTTCAGGATAATAACTACAAGGTATTGTTCGATCAGAACGGTGAGATACTTATAGGTGACTCACAACTTGATACAGACAGACTTGAGGCTAAGTTATACGAAGGACCAGGAATGTACAACGGATGCTATGGGTGGTGTGTTGATGGGTTCTGGTACTTCGGATACGAGGTAGGAGCTAAGTTCTTAGTAGATCCATCTACATTGCACACAGGACCATCGTTCAGAGTGAATAACGGAGTTATCGACTTCTCTTCAGGTGTATCAGGACAGCGTATTGTTCTTGAGTACATATCTGACGGTATGGCGAACGGTAACGACGCAGAGGTTAACGTACATAAGTTTGCAGAGGAATTCGTTTACAGATATATAAAATGGTGCATACTTAACGCTAAGTATGGCATTCCTATGTATGAGCGTAAGATGGCTCGTGATGAGAAGCAGGCAGAGTTTAGAAACGCTAAACTTCGCCTAAGCAATCTTCACCCATCTAGACTCATTATGACAATGAGAGGTAGAGCACAACAACTTAAGTAAAAATGCCAGAATTAAAGAATACTTTTTTAGCAGGTATAATGAACAAAGACCTCGATGAGAGGCTTGTACCTGAAGGTGTGTACCGTGATGCACTTAATGTTGATATAGACACTGCTGATGGTGGCAATATTGGTGCAGTTAAGAACAAAAAAGGTAACTTATTAATTTCTAACGTTTGGAACGTTGCTGGATTTCCATACCCAATACAGTCTAACGCAAAGACTATTGGTGCTGTAGCAAATGAACGTGATGGATTTATTTACTGGTTTGTTACTTCAGATAAGTTTGATGGTATATATGAGTATGACACAACGCTTGGAACTACAGTTCGTGTGTTGCAGTCTAACAAAGCAACTCCATCAACTGTAAGTAAGCTTAATTTCAATAAGGAGTATCTTATAACAGGCGTTAACTTTATCGATGGATTCCTTTATTGGACAGATAACTTAAACCCTCCTAGACGAATTAATATCGCTCGTGTAAAGAGTAACTCACTTGGTACGTCTGGGTACTCTATAGATGACCCTCGTATTGATGAGGATATCAACGTTATACTGGCTCCGCCATTAAACGCTCCGAAGATATCGCTATCTGATAATACAGGTACTCAGTCAAATAACATGGAGGAGAAGTTTCTTTACTTCTCTTATAGGTATAAGTACGTTGATGATCAGTACAGTGCGTTGTCACCTTTTTCAGCTGTTGCGTTCAGACCTAAAGACTATCAGTTAGATTTTAGAGCTGGTAACAATAAATCTATGGTGAATAGATTTAACGAAGTTAATATTACAGTATTTACTGGAAATCAGTTTATTAAGGAGATTCAGGTTATAATGCGTGATGCAAGAAGTATAAACTGCTTAATTGTTGAGACAATAGATAAACAAGAACTTGCTTTATCTAACAATGTATTTTATAGTTTTACATTTAATAATAATAAGACTTACACACTTCTTCCTGAAGGTCAAGTGACAAGGCTTTTTGATAATGTACCATTACTTGCAAAAGCACAAGACTATGTTGGTAACCGTATTATGTATGGTAACTACACACAGTTCTATGATATAGATTTTCCTGTAAAGTTAGAAGTAAATTATGTTTCTATTGCAGGTTCTGGAAATGTACCAACTCAAACATTTAGGTCTGATAGAGATTACGAACTTGGACTTATTTATTTAGATGAGTATGGTAGGTCAACTACAGCTCTTACATCTCAAGGAAATACTATATATATACCACCTACACAATCAGATAAAGGAAATAGTTTGAGACTTAGAATTAGTAATAATCCTCCTTCATGGGCAACAAACTATAGGATAATTATTAAACAATCTAGAGATCAATACTATAATATATTTCCTATTGATGCTCGTGTAAGCAGTAGTTATAGATACTTTTTAATTAACGAATCAGATAGAGAAAAAGTAAGTACTGGGGATTATTTGATTTTTAAATCAACTCCATCTGGACCAACATTTTTTAATAAAAAATATAAAATACTTGAGATAAAAGATCAAGCGTCTAACTTTATATCAGGTGCATTTTCTGGTCTTTACATTAAAATAAAAGTAGATTCACCAAATGAACTTAATTTACTTACTGGTATAACTACAGCGTATTTTTCTTCAATTGGTACAGATAATGCAAGCTTAAATGTTTTAGGATCAGCTCCAATAGGTGGAAATTATCCATTTCCAGTAGTTAATCGTTATGAATATGTAGAAAACCCTATTCATTATGGTAATGGATCAGCAGGAGCATTATCTGTAACTAATAATAATTTACCTCCTACAGTAGGTGTAGTTGATAAGGATTATAGAATTACTATAGAGGCTTTAGGTAATAATCAATTTAGATATGGTGTAGATTTAACAGGTGCTGGAGGAACAGTATTGAATATAACTCTTTCAAACCAAATACTATATAATTTAGGTATTCCTTTATGTCAGATAAAATGGAATTACATTCCTACTGTTGGAGATGTATGGAAAATAAATGTAAGATCTAGTCAAGGATTTTTTATAGAAAACTATTTTGGAGGAAAAGGGATAATAAATAATACAGGAACTGGGACTAATGTACTATGGAATAATAATGTTGGTGGTTATCTAGTTCTAGGTGAAACAAATCCTTCATTACAAAGAATAAACGAAGGAGATATTGTTTCTATACAA